ATGGAGAAAATAATTTTGATATAGGCAACCTTGAAGATTTTTATGGAATAAACAGGACAGTATCCACTGAGTATTCAGTGCAATACGGGGCATCTTCAACAACAGTTACAGAGCCAAGCCAAGCACCAGCAAATCAAATTATGTCCATATTTGGAGCATCAACGGAGGCAAAATCTAATGCACGGATGGCTACCTATCACGCTGGACCTGCACTAAATTTAGCAACACTGCGAGGTCTGCAAGCAACATTACTTTCCGAGATCCGTACAGCGCACACATTTGTAGCTGCTGCATCTTATTTCTCACGTCTTGCAGCCGCAGGTGACACTACGCACGTAGCCTACAAACAACCCTTGACGAACTACATTACGTCACTTGTTGAACTCGGCGGAGCTTACTGGGATAATATGAAGTCTTCCGCATCTTTTGTTGGTGTAGGCATTCAGGGTGTTGCGGTTCCTCTACGTGACGGAATGACTGTCCCTACTAACAACAACTTTGTTGCGGGTGATTTGAATACATTGACGGGTCTAAAGGGTGATGGCTCTACTAAATATATTGCTACCAATGTAGCTGGGACTGCGCTACTCCAAGACGACGCATCGGCATCCGTTCATATTACGACAGCAAACAGCACCTCTAACAAGTTCTATATGACAAATGCGGGAGGTGCTAGTCTATCATTGCGATCAACTCCGCAGCAAGCCCTTAACTCGTCATCATTAGCGACACTCGGAACAGTCCCTACATCTGGAATCTACGGAGCATCGAGGGCATCAAGCACTACAATCGACGTTCGCAGCAATCAGACCAATTACTCAACAGCAATCACATCTTCGGCCCCAAGTGCAAATACCCTCTACGTATATTCGATTGGAGCAGCCCCATCTGCTGACGCACGACTAGCAACCTACCACGCTGGCCCTGCGCTTAACCTTGCAACCCTCGAAGCACTGCAAGACACCCTCATTACAGAAATCGCAGCAATCTAATGACACCATCAGAATACATCGCAACTAACCCCACAGCAGCAGAGGCGGCAGAAAGCTTCCTCTTGTTCTCGAAAGATCTACGCGACTCAATGCTTGCCAAGCAGGACACGATTGTCACTAGAAACCTCATCAGCCCAGTATTGTTGACGGACGGACGTTACGGTGCTTGCTGTGACCTACTGACAGAGGTTGGCGACGGTGGTATCTACAAAGAGATTTACGACCTACTCGACAAGGACGCGCTAGAGACGGCGGTAATCGTCGGTAAGGCAGAGTTCATCGCGTTAATCCCCCCAACAGAAGAAGTTTAATCTATGCCACAAAACACCACATCAATCGAATCAGTATGGGCAGCAAAGGGAAACCAGCCAGACAACGCCATTGTAGCAACCGCTGACGGGAAATACCCTGCGCTTGACGGCAGCTTGATTACTAATATCAGTGGTGGTGGTAGTGGTGATCTATTAGCAGCAAACAATCTGTCTGAGCTTACAGCTACGGCATCAGTTGCTCGGACTAACCTAGAGCTTGGTGCTGCTGATACCGTAGAGTTTGGAGGCTTCGTGCCGCCATCGGGAACAACTGCCGAGATTGATGCGGTTACCACGGCTACTGTCGGTCAAGTGATGGTAAACTCGGACACTAATAATATCGTTCGATTTGTCACCCCGTCCACTTATCAAACTCTGACCAGCGGCGGAAAGTTTTATTTACCCAACCCAGACGTTGGTTCGACGGACTTTGTGACGCTCCCACAATCGTGGAACACTGGAGGGATTATAGCCAACCAGCCACTAGCGACATCGGCTCCAATAGCCATAAAGAGAAAGGGTTGGTCTAGGGTCACGATTACAGCCCTTGCTACTGCCTTAACTCCACCGCAAACTTCTGGCAACATTACAGCCAACGTAAGTGGCAGTGCTAGAATCAAAGCGGCGGGTGTAAAATGCAGCCAGTATCTGCCACAGCCATCGGTTACATCAATGTTAAATACTGGTACTGGGTCTGTGTCATCTTACGCATTTGACTACACCTCCACTTTTTTGTTCGGCTCCTTAACCACGGCAACATCCGCAGTCCTTGATCTATATGTAGACATTTACAACGACACGGACAGTGAAGTTCTTGTGACTTACACTTACGACTCGCCCGTGCTTTACACTGCAAAAGTCGATGTCACGGACATCAGAATTGAAACACTAGATTAAGGTGACTACACTCGGAACAGTATCAATTAACGAGGGCAAAGTCCTCCGCCTCTGGTTTGAAGTAGACCAGTTCCGCGAGCCTACGCAAATCACTCCAGACACGAGCGCACCATACACGGAGGACGACAAGGAGGGGCAGCGGTTTACCGCGGCTTCCTCTGGCGAGCAAGTAACGCTCGTCCCAGTTGTCACCTACTCACTGAGCGACGACCCTATCTCATTTGCCTACTCATCAGACAACCCAACCGAGATCAACGTAGCACCTGATGGTCAGGTAGTGTTCATGGTAGCACCAGAGGCTACTGCCAGCGCAATCATCACCATCGTGGCAACGAGCGGCACAGCGACGACCACACGGACTGTCAGCGTCACACTCACACTGTCGGGTGCATCGGTCGTTGAAGTCATCGAAGGTGGCGTAGCTGGTAGCGCACGTAAGGCACTGTCCGACCCAATGGACGACGCTTTGATCGTAGCTAACCCAGCAACACAGCAGAAGGTTTACACAACCCAAGACCCATACGTCCGCAACACTAGCTTCTTCCTGCAAGGGACACACGCAGAGGCACTTACCTGCGCTTCGCCTTGGAACTCTACTGGAGGCACTCGACGTGCTGGGACAGCAATTACACCAAGACACGCAGTCTGCGCAAACCACTATCCCATCCCAGTTGGGGCAACAATTCGCTTTATTGCATCTGACAACACAGTCATCACCAGAACGGTTGTTCAGGCTGCTCGTATTTTCAGCAATGGCCAAGGCACGGATTCTTGGATGATCCTGCTTGACTCAGACCTCCCAGCCTCAATCACACCGTGTAAGATATTCCCAGACGGCTACGAGACACATTTACCCGCTGGGGCAACCACTGCCGCAGCCGCAGCACTTCCGCTGCTGGCAATGGACTTTAGCGAAAACGGCATTGCCCTTGATCTTATTACGGAGACACAAAACACCACACCAACGATGGCTTACGGCGCTCCAACAATACCGCACCGCCTAGCATTCTACGACCCGATCATATCTGGGGACTCTGGCAACCCAATATTTGCGGTCATCGGCTCTGAGCTGTGGTTGCTGTCTACGTTCTTTGGTGCTGGCTCTGGCCCGTTCTACGGCGGTCTAGTCTCGGAACTCAACGCAATGATCACAACACTCGACACACTTCAAGGCGACATCACTGGACACACCGTCACAGTTGGCGACCTTTCGTCATACACAGTATATTAAAACACAATGGATTTAGGCATACACCACATAGCGGAGACGCTCTCCCTTATAATGACCATACCGACAGTTCTTCTGGCGGCAGCAGTGGTGTATCTGTGGCTCCCCGCTGCACGCGCTGCACTTAAAGAAGATAGCCGAGACGCTCACCAATGGTTCATCCTCGGTGTCGTAGGTGGATTCCTTGGGTCTGCAATAGATAACTCATACTGGTTCCTTCCGTGGACGGCTTCCTTCATGGGGGAGTCTGCGATATTCCACCAACTGACCGAGATTGGCGTATACTTCAACGTGTTCTTCAGGCAGGGACTCGGCATATTTGCTGCGTTTTGCCACATAAAGGCGGCTGAGATGTCGTCACTAAAGAACGTCAAGCTCATCAACAGGCTGCTGGTTGCTTCATACTTTATCGGCATCAGTTACGTACTTATCATCAGCATGGCTAGTCTGTAGTGCTATGGACCCAGCGACATTCATTAACCTGATAGTAGGTGCGGCGGCAGCAATGACTACCGCGATTGCCTTCTTATTTAGGACGGTAATGTCGCTCAACAAAGATCACACTAAAATGGCTTCAGAACTTGGCGAGCTAAAGGGTAGGCAGCAGGGCATCGAAGAACTCTCAAACAAAGTCTTAGACGTAGTACACAGGAACACAAATCAATGAAAAAGCTAATACTCGTATCAACACTAATCCTATCTGGATGCGCCTACAATGGCGACGTATATCTTTATTCACCCTCTGGTGCTGGCAATGCCATCGAAAAGTCGGTTGACGCAGACCTTGACGTCCCACTGTTGCCATGAAACTACTGCTCATTCTGACACTACTCCTAGCTGGATGCGCCACGGAGAAACCAATCGGCAAGAAGCTAGGCACATTGACGATGTATCGCACCGAAGACGGCAGTGTTACGATAGTCAATGACCAAGACGGGAACAGTATGATGTTCGACTTTCGCCTACAGCGCGTATTAACCATACCCAAAACCAAGTGAAGATAATCGTAGTCATTAGCGGATTCACCCAAAAGAACCACCAAAATACTGGTTCCAAGCAATTGTGGCGCGAGCTTCGGTTACTTGATGACATCTGCGAGGGCGAACACGCCATGGTTCAGTTAAAGGAGTGGAACACGGATTGGAAGAAGTACGCTAAGTACATCAACAGCCTAAAGCCCACAGAAGTCCTTATATGCTGTTACAGTTGGGGAGGCGGGTATGGTATGCCTCAGCTATCGAAACGCCTTCAGTGCGACGTGAGCGTGGTTGCTTGCGATCCTGTGTACCACAGCCCGACAATACTCGGCAGGTGGTGGGCATTGTTCGACAGAAAGATCAAACTTGACAAGAATGTTAAAGTAGTGGGATGGGTGTCCCAACGAGGAGATCATTTAGACGGAGACAAGCTGGTTGGCGGTAAATCAATCTGCAGAGAGCGAACATACGACTACGATCATACAGAGATAGACAATTCACCAGAGTATCACAAGGCGGCGGTTCTAGCCGCTAAAACATATTTACAAACTTAATAATGGCTACTACTACAATTACAGGGACAATTAACGGGGTAAACAACACAGCCCTCGCAAACAAGTGGATCACCTTCCGCCTAGTTCAGCTCGGCACAGACTCTGGAGCAACGGCAACAGTGGCACAGAGCGTTGACTCGGTTCAGACGGATGCCAATGGCGACTTTTCGATTGACGTATGGAACAACGGCGACAGCGGCAAGCCAAGTGTCCTTGAGATTACAATCGACGGCTCAAAGCCTGAGTCTGTCATTATTCCAGCTGGCACAGTAAGCATTGAGCTGTGGGATCTCATTGAGAACTAC